CACTAACTTTGCTCTGCAAAAGCTAATGAGCGAAGGCAAGCTGCATCCTGACGATCGGATTGCGAAATATATTCCGGTTTAACGCAAGCCTCTGTTGCTCTTTCGATGACGTTTTTAAAGGCATCCCAGCGCCTATACTCGAGTAATGGATACAGCTCCCTTGCTAACCAAAATTCATTTCCCTCTTCGTCAATGTGTTTAATGCCTTCGAATGTTACTTGGTGTTTTTCAATTAAATCAGTCATATTGACCTCGTTTTTAAAACGCCCTATTGATCTCAACAATTTTGCCGTAGATTCTTAATTTAGAAAGATCATCTCCGGAATAAATTTCCGGCTGATAGTCGGGATTGTCTGATCGAACAACGATGCCATCTTTTGTTTTAGAGAGTCTTTTAACCTTAAGCTGCCCTTCAACTGAAATCGCATAGATTTGCCCGTCAGCGATGATTACACATCCTGGACGTGAGTCGCACTCTTCGTAGAAGAGGAACGTGTCACCGTCGCAGATGGTCGGTTCCATGCTGTCTCCTGAAACTCTGGCACGCTTACATCTGTCTGGATTTAAATGGCGCTTCTGAAAGAAAGTGCGTTTATACCAGTAATCATCGCCATCATCGACAAGCTCCCATTCTGGGACGGGTTCAACACCGGAAGGGCTGGCTCCAAAAGTAAGTTTGTACTCATGAATAACGACAACGTCGTCGGGTGGCGTGTCACCATCTTCAAACGTTTTGATATTAGGGTTTGTTTGGCCGAAAAGAAGGTAGCCAGATGTGGTACCAAGGGCGGCAGCTAATTTTTCGAGATTTTTCCCGCTTGGGACCGTTTGATCTTTTTGCCAAAGAGATATGGACTGTCGAGCGACTCCGATCTTGTCAGCGACTTCTTGTTGAGTCATCCTCTTTGATTTCATCAGCTCACTTATACGTTCTCCGCAAGACATCAGCGTACTCCAACTCAATGTTTACTTGCATTGTCTCACACTTTTGCAATGGTAGGTTAAATCATATTGCGCAAGCAACACTTGCTATAACTTGCGAAAGTGGTGTATTATTTCGCAATAATAATTGCGGAGATGCAAGTGACTCAACTTGAAAAGAATCCAGTAAACAGAGCGGTCAACGCTCTTGGCGGCAAAGATCAATTTCTTGCTGACGCTGTCGGTGTGACTCACCAGGCCGTGAGTGATTGGCGAAAAAAGGGATACATCTCGTACAGAAAGGCGGCAGAGGTGGCCCGTCTTACTGGTATCCCGGAATTCATTCTTTGCCCGAAATATTTCAAAGAACCGGTAAAAAGTCGCCGGAAAGCGTAGGGCATTATGGCTCGCTACAGAAAAATCGACACGCGGATTTGGAACGATAGGAAGTTCAGGGAGCTTGACGACAAATCTAAGCTTGCTTTCTTTCTTGTTCTTACGCATCCAGACACCAACCAACTTGGCATGTTGCGTTCGAGGTCAGTGGCATTAGCCATGGAATTAGGATGGCATCCAGATGTCATGTCAGATGCCATCCTGACGTTATGCCGGATGGACATGTTGATGGTTGATGATAAGGCAGGTTTTATCTTCATTCCAAACTTTCTAAAGTACAACCCTCCCAATGGGCCAAATGCAGTAAAAGGGTGGGCCGGTCTCATTGATTTGATGCCGGAGTGCGATCTTTTAAGCCGTGCTTTGGTTTACCTGAAACCCACTATTTTCGGGCTTTCTGAAGGCGTTCGATCAGCTATACCAGATGACGTAAAAAATGCCATCTCGCATGCCATCCAAGATGGCATAACAGATGATAAAGAGCTGCCATCACGTATCCAGGAACAGGAGCAGGAACAGGATATATCTATTACATCTAACGATGTAATTGTGGAAACTGCCGTTTCCGACCCTCCTGCCTCCGAGTCTGAAAAAGTCGAAAAACCGAAAGGAATCGACTGCCCGTACAAAGAACTCGTCGCCGCATACAACGAAATCCTCGGACCATACCTCGGTATGTGCCAGAAGCTAACGCCAACACGTCAGAAAGCCGTTCAAGCACGATGGCGTGACTGCATGAAGGACGGCGACTTCAAAACACAAGACGAAGGCATCGCTTACTTCAAACGCTACTTCGAGTACATCAAGACCTGCGACTTTCTAATGGGCAACAACGGCCGTGACTGGCGGGCTGATTTTGATTGGATCTTCAAGCTATCGAACTACACAAAGATTTGCGAAGGCAAGTACTTGTCGAGATAACACACCATGAAAATGAACACGACTCAATATGCGAAAGCAAAAGCCGAAAAGAAGCCGATAGAGCCAGCACGATGCGGTTGCGGCGACTGTCAAGGCTTGCCCGTTTTTAACAAGATGTGCGTCTTTCACTCTGTCGCACAGGATCAGTATGTCAGAGGAGCGATGACTATTGTTCTTCGAAACCACCCGATTTATCACACGCTACTGAACTACGCGCGCCTTTGCACGCACTACGACCCGCCGAAGACAACCGACGAGTGGAAAGTGATCTTCGGCTGCGCCCAATTGCTGGAACGTGTGAAGTTGCTGCCGGCGGGCGTCGATCTTTCAGAAAAAAAGATGTTCAAGTCATTGATCGGCGGGATGCATCGCAGAAATGTCGGCGGCGTGAAGTTTGATGCGACCTACATCGGCATGGCCCTTGAGACATACCTCGTTGACCGAGTGCTGGCGGAGGCGCACCGAGTTCTCGAATCGTCAAAGAACATCGACAGTCTTTTAAGCTCAGCCGACAAAGCCGAAATGGACAAGCGATCAAAGTTCCGGAAAGAGGACTTTGTCGAGTTTGGGAAGCTACCGATGTTCGATCCAAAGACGGAGGTGAAATGAGCTGGACATTCGATTGTGTCGCAGATTCCATCGCTTATGTTTGCGTTCGTATTGCATTTGGACTTTTTGTAGTGATGCTTTTAGGCGCATTGCCGATTCTGGCGCTGCTTGCTTCAGTCTCTTGGATTTATGAAAAACTCTTCAAGCTATAGAGGTGAAAAAGTGAAAAAGAATTACTGCAAGGACGAGAAGCATCTCACAGAGCGTGAACGAGTGTTTGTGCTCCAGATGGCGCAGCACGGAGATGCAACTCGGGCCGTTCATGCGATTTACGCGAATCTCTCAGATCAAGCCGCCAGAGTTGTCGCAAATGGGCTGATGAAGCGAAGAGACATTGTTGAACACATTGAATTTTTGAAAAAGCGCTACGAGGAGATTAATCGTTATGTCGAACAAATTTGATGATCAATTCCACGCCGGACAAAGAGCAGAGGAAACCGTCAGGAAGGCGGCAAAACGCTTTACTGTTCGCGTTGAAGTTTCTCCTTGGGAAAAGACGCATGTCGTTGTCGAAGAAGCAAGCAAGGCGCTTTTAAAGGGGTTCAAAGATACACACGATCCGAAACTTGAAGCTCGCAACATCAAGATCGAACTTTTGTGTGAAAGCTATGACACGATGTTTGACGTCGGGGCCTTTTTCCCGAAAGCCTACGAGATCAAATCTGTTCTCGAGAAAAGAGGATTTAAGCGGGCGTTTTTCTACGTCAACGGTCAGAAATCAGAAACGCCTGCTTTGAACTTTACGGTGAGTTTCTGGGATGTGGATCCCCGTGATCCTTTCACGGGTACTCCGTACTACGAGCTTATGCGGACGGAGAATTGATATGGGTAAATCACAGAGAACAAAGGGGGCAGCAGGGGAGCGAGAGGTTTGCCATTTGATTCAGGATACGCTCGGCGTCGAAGCCAAGCGCAATCTTTCGCAAACTAGAGAGGGCGGCTGTGACATTGCCGTCGGTCCGTATCACGTCGAAGTCAAACGGCGGGCACGAATTGGCCAAATTTATGACTGGATGGAGCAGGCCGAAGCATCCTGTATGAGTGGCGAACATCCGGTGGTTTTCTGTCGGGCTGACGGTAAGAAGTGGCTTGTCGTGATGTCCGCTGAAGAAGCCTTGAGATTGCTTGGCAATGAGTTGTAAGAGGCGTTATGGAGTTTATCGGAGATCCGCAGGAGTCAAAACTGCGAACGATGCAAGAGTTCATCAGATTCTGGGCATGGTCGCAGAAAGAGAGAAAACGGACGGGCGTCAATCCGTTGTATTCGCTCATGATGTCGGTCAGGAACGCAGAAGAAGAACTGAAGCGAATTGAACAAAAGGTGGCCGACAAGGACAACCCGAACGCCGCACGTCGAGGGCTGACGCTTGGCAAACCCATCCCGATGACGCGGATCGAAAAGCAACTTATCGCGCGCAAGGTCGACAAGATCATGAATGATCCCGAGCTTTGGCGGGGGCACTATCGGGACAAAGAAATCTTGGCCATGTTTTACCTTGATCCAAGCGCAAACCCGAGAGGGTGTAACGAACACGAGCGGCTTTTTGCCAGGCGATTTCGTGTGTATCGGGGGATGGCAAGAGACATGTTAAGAACCGCGCTTTTGTACTTTTCAACCTTGTGGGGAGACTTGTAATGATGATTAGTTTTAGTGATGGAGAAACGCTTCATGGAAAAGAAGCTGAAAAATTCTCGTTCTTAGAAGATGCGTTAAAACTGGTTCTTCAAGCATACGCAAATGGTGCATTTACCGCCGGTGACTTAAAAAAAGAGTTGGATTTGGCTTATGATTTTTTGTGCGGTTTACAAGAAAAGAAAGAGAGACTTAGACAAGAATTGATCAGCATTGAGCGAGCTAAAAAACGTGACAGCCTCTCCTGAATGCCTGAAATTACAGGGGGGTGACATTCGTTTTTAGAGCATTAACATTACTTTCAACAATTCGTATGGTCCGTTTAAAAGCACGTTGAGTCACGAGCGCCTTGGGGCGCTCTTGGCATGCCCGGAAGAAACGCAAAAAGAAGCCCGAAGCGGAAGCAACGGGCTTTTTGATTAGGGTTTCTCTTTGAACAGAGCTGCCTGCCTAGCGCAAGCAACATCAAAAAGTGAATTAAGCTTAAATAAAAGAGGAATACCTTTGTTGAAATCCATTCTTATGCCGTCTTGGAAGGCTTCGACTGAGTTGATAGAGTTACGGCTCCATTGTTTAACCGTTCCATTAGTTGCTTGAACAAATACGGATTTATTTGTTATTGCAATTAAGGCGGATTCTCCGTATTCGTCTTTAGTGTCGACCGATTCAGAATGACCTCTGGCATTGCCTACTCTAAAACTCACGCCTTTGGCGACTCTTATCGAAGCACCTCGAGAACCGGCAACGTATTTACGACCTTTTTTGATCCCGAAAGCTCGTGTTCTCGTAGAGAAGAGTAAAAAGTCATCTTCTGGCCACACAAAAGGCATTGACTCGGCACTGAAAACGGTGGGACGCTTTCCTTCGATGAGGTTGACAAGATATTTTTCTTTGACGGGATCGTTTCCGATTTCTTTTTCGAGATCAGTCTTTTCATCATCGTTGGCTATGGAATGTGTCTTAGATTTTTGTATTTTCCCGCCCATGATTAAAGCAAAAACAAACGGCCCAACCCACGGGAAAATGAGGCTAAAAATAGCCCAAATCCATTTGTGACCAAGGTTGTGTTGTTCGCATTTATAGAGAACAAAAGGAACGCCCACCGCCCAACCAAGGAAAGCAGCTATTTCCATTGTCGCGTTTGGTTGATTTTGTACTGATAAACAACCAAGGATGCAAAAAAACATCCACGCGGCCTTACCTTTATTGTTCAATATAAATTCTTTCATAACAGCTAAATACTTGTTCTTTTAGCTTTACATTTTACCTTTTTCGCTTCTGGAGTAGTTCAGTCGGTAGAGCAGATGACTGTTAATCATCGAGTCGCAGGTTCGAGTCCTGCCTCCAGAGCCAACATTTTCAACAGCTGAAGTTTTTCCTTCTCCCAAGGAAGCTCCTCGACGGGCGGTGTGTAAAAGCATCGCCCGTTTCTTTTATGCAAAAACAAGATTTAAAAGTTGTTTATCGGGACGTTTCTGAACTGATACCTTATGCGCGGAATGCTCGTACACACTCCGATGAGCAGATCGAACGAATCGCCGCATCAATAAAAGAATTCGGTTGGACTAATCCGATCCTGATTGACGGTGAAAGCGGAATTATTGCGGGGCACGGTCGTGTGCTTGCTGCCCGAAAGCTTGGACTTGAAAAAGTCCCTACGATTGAACTGTCAGGGTTGACAGAAGCGCAAAAGCGCGCGTACATCATCGCAGACAACCGCTTGGCATTAGATGCCGGTTGGGATGAGGAAATGCTCAAGCTCGAGTTTGCAGAACTCGAAAAAGAAGGCTTTGAGCTTTCCAAGACGGGCTTCAGCGACGAAGAGATCAACGAAATGATGGCAGATCTCGATCGCGAGGTTGAAGGCGTGGAAGATGTCGATACTCCCGAGCCGCCGAAAAACCCGAAAACAAAGCGGGGTGAAGTTTGGATCCTTGGCACGCATCGCCTGATGTGTGGGGATAGTACCTCTGTTGAGGACGTTCAAGAGGTCATGGGGGGGGAATAGCCGATCTGTGGCTCACTGACCCACCGTACAACGTCGCATATCAAGGAAAGACAAAAGACGCCCTGACCATCCAAAACGATGAGATGGACGACGAATCCTTCCGTCGTTTTTTAGTTTCCGCATACAGCGCAGCTGATTCCGTCTTAAAAGAGGGAGCTGCTTTTTATATCTGGCATGCTGATTCTGAAGGGTTCAATTTCCGAGGCGCTTGTCGCGACGTAGGTTGGAAAGTCCGCGAATGCCTGATCTGGTCAAAGAACACGTTCGTTTTAGGCCGCCAGGACTACCAATGGCAACACGAGCCTTGCTTGTATGGGTGGAAAGACGGAGCGGCTCACAATTGGTACTCCGACCGAAGTCAAACAACCATCCTCGAATTTGACAGACCGAACCGAAACGCCGAGCATCCGACAATGAAACCCGTCGGATTGTTTCAGTATCTCATCGGAAACAGCACAAAGCGAGGCGACATCGTTTTAGATTCTTTTGGAGGTTCTGGAACAACACTCATCGCTTGCGAACAGTCTGGGCGAAGTGCTCGAATCATTGAGCTTGATCCGTGCTACTGCGATGTAATCATTGAACGTTGGCAAAACCTCACGGGGCAAAGAGCCGTTCGAGAATCCGATAAGGTCGCTTACAACGATCTTATGCAGTGACCAATCTCCTCTCGGAGATGACACTGCAACCGAGGAGTTTTTTAACAATCTGTGGAACTTCTAACGCCACGGTTGGAATTGACTCGGCGTAACTCGGAACAGCCCCTCTCCGAGAGGGACAACTCATGAAATTATTGGAAAGTAATCAAGGGAGAAGGAAAAAATATTCCCCTGAGCTTGTCGAACGATTGCTTAATGCGTTGGCCTGCGGTCGAACGCTCGTTTCGGTATGTGAAGAGCTTGGGATTAGCCCAGATACAGTTTATTCGTGGACAACCCGATATCCCGACTTCCGCAAGGACTTCGCGCGCGCGCGAGACTTTGGTGATGAGGTTTTAGAGGATTCTGTACTTGAAATTGCCGACGCTGAACATATCTCTGAAGAACAGATCGTTGAGAAGACCGGCAAGAAAATCACAATCAAAAAAAGGCGATTCGACAACGTGCCCCGGTCTCGTTTGCGTGTTGAGGCTCGCCTGAAGATTGTCGCCCGCCGCAAGGGCGGACTGCAGAACAGACGAATTGAACTCGAGGACGACGGTACGGGCGTCGATTTGTCCGATGCAATGAAGGGAATGAGTATGGACGACTTGATGCGCTTTGCTGGATTAACTGATGATACCGACAGCAAGTGATTACAAAAAGGCTGCAATCTTTGAATTAAGACGGCGAGCAGCAAGAGCGGGCTTTGCTCCCTTTGTGCTTTTTACGACCCCCGGCTACAAAATGGGCTGGGTGCATCGTGAAATCTGCGAGACGCTTGAGCAGTTTCTGCAAGATGTGCGCGATAAAAAATCGCCACGGTTGATGATCTCAATGCCGCCACGAAGCGGAAAAAGTGAACTCGTATCGAGAAAGTTTCCTGCCTATGCCTTTGGAATTGATCCAGACCTTCAGATCATTGCGACGAGCTACGGAGCGGACATGGCGCAGCGGTTCAACCGAGACGTGCAGCGCGTCATCGACAATGACCTGTACCACGCGGCCTTTCCGGAAACAAATCTGAACGCCTCGAATGTTCGCACCACATCGAAGGGCGCTTACATCCGAACGTCTGACCTCTTTGAAATCGTTGGGCACTCAGGCTCGTACCGTTCCTGCGGTGTCGGAGGCGGCATTACGGGCATGGGGGCCGACATTCTGATCATTGACGACCCTGTCAAAGACAGAAAGTCTGCGAACTCTGCAACGGTTCGCCAGAGCATTTATGAGTGGTACACCTCGACGGCATACACTCGTTTGTCTCCTGGCGGAGGCGTCATCGTTATGTGCACACGGTGGCATGTCGATGACCTACTCGGCATGTTGCTCAAAGAAGAGCAAAACGGCGGGGACAAGTGGCACGTGATCAATTACCCCGCCATTGCGGAGCATGACGAGCCGCACCGAAAGGCGGGCGAAGCTCTGCACCCCGAGCGCTATCCGCTCGACAGCCTCCTGAAGATCAAGGGGGCGGTTGGATCTGCAGACTGGGCGTCGCTTTATCAAGGGCGGCCGACCGTTCTTGGTGGGAACATCATCAAAAGCAGTTGGTTTAAGCGCTACAAGCAACTGCCAGAGCTTAAATACCGACTTATTGACTCTGATACAGCTCTCAAAACAAAAGAAGCAAACGACTTTTCTGTGTTCGGATGCGCTGGTGTGAGCAAGGAGAAAAATCTTTACATCACAGACTGGCGAAGGGGTAAATGGGAATCCCCGGATCTCAAACGCAATGCGGTTGATTTCTGGATAAAGCAACGCGATTTTAAAAACGGTGTCTGTCGCGAGTTTTACGTCGAAGATAAGGCATCAGGAACAACACTAATCCAAGAACTCAAACGTGGAACTCCTCCTATACCGATTAAGGGTATTGAAAGAGACACGGACAAACTGACCCGATTGCAAGACGTTCTTGGGTATATCGAAGCCGGGCGAGTTTACCTGCCTGAAAACGCTCCGTGGGTGTCTGACTTCATTGCTGAATGTGAAGCCTTCCGAGGTGATATGAAGCACGCCCATGATGACCAGGTTGACGTGCTTGTCGATCTTATCAATCTAACGCTCGGCGTTCCTTCGACGCCGTGGGTGGCTATTTTTACGAACTGATTATGTCGAAACGAACGGCAAAGAAATTCGAAGACCGAGAAATCACGATCATTCGAGACAGCATGAACTACTACGCCGACGGAATTGAATACGTTGGCGGATCATTTAAGTCACGTGTAGGTGATCTTTTTGGGACACATCGTCTAACTTCTGTCGAACTTCAGAATCTATATCTCACCTCGTGGATTCCGGCAAAAATTTGTACGATCTTTGCGGAAGACATGACAAGTGAGGGCGTGGAGTGGCTTATTGATGCTGACGATGCCGAGTACCTTGAACAGCAGTTTGCCCGTTATAAGATCTGGCAAAAGCTCGCCGAGGCGATCACTTGGGCGCGCCTGTATGGAGGCTCAATCGTCGAAATTCGCATGAAGGACATGAAGCCCGATCAGCCGTTGAATACAAACGGCTACTTCCTGGGTCTTCGTGTGTTTGATCGGTGGGAAATTACGCCAGATACCTCAAAGCTTGCCACTGGCGAGCGTGAGGGTGAACCAATTTCTTACCAAGTCTCCCCTCGAATTTACGCTCAAAACTACAAGCTTGACGCGAGCCGTGCCATTCGCTTTATTGGGCGCAAGCTCCCGAACGAACTGGCACAGGTCAATGATTTGTGGGGCGAAAGCTACGTTCAGTTGCTTTATTCGGCTCTTGAGCGTCGGGAAGGCGCAAACATCGGCGTGGCTGAACTCATGAAGCGCTGCCATCTCCGCTATCTTGGCGTGAAGGGCTTTTGGCAGGCAATGCAGGTCGGCAACGAAGATCAGGCAGATGCGATTATTAAAGCGATGTCCGTTATTAACGCCTCGCAAAATATCTCGAGCCTGACCGTTGCGGATGCCGAGGACACGTTCCAAACGCAGACGTTTGGCTTTGGAGGCTTTAAGGACGTATTCAATCAATTCAATGAAGACGTAGCCGGCGCGACGGACATTCCGCTTGTGCGTTTATTCGGTATTTCTCCGTCTGGGTTCTCGACGGGTGATACAGACATGAAGCTATACGCACAGGCCGTCAAGCGTGACCAAGAGGCTCAACTGCGTGACGCTATTTATCGCATTGCCAAGGTCCTGCTTGAAAGCGATGGTCGTGACGCTTCAAAACTCGACTTCAAATTCATTCCGATCATTCAGCCGACTCCGGCCGAGAAGGCACAACTGGCGCAGCAATCGGTGCAGACGATCCTTCAAGTTTACGAGGCAGGCTTGTTACCTCCTGACCGTGCTCTTAGTGAAATTAAACGTCAGGCGGAGCAAACGGGCTTCTTTGCTTCAGTAACACCTGAAGAGATTGATGCTCTCAAAGAACCGAAGCTCCCGATGCCTGAAGGAATAACAGAGCCAGGAAACAATGGCAACGCCGTTTAACCACGAAAAGACCTACCGAATCGCAGTCAATCGGAACTACCAGCGCATAGCGCGAATTGTTCAAGCGATCATCTCAAGCCACGTTTCTGCAGATGGTCGCCTTGACGATCCTGTCGCAATGACGTCACAGCTTGCTCGGTACTCTGAGAGCCTCGTGCCTTGGGCACGGTCGTTTTGGGGGCAGATCATCAACCGACAGGTTTTTCTGCTCAACAGTGACTGGAAAAAGGCGGGGATCATCATTCCGCCAGATTCCCCAATTGTGCAGGGCATGCTTACTCAGCAGTTGCAAGAAGAGGTGAATCTGATCACCACCTTGCCTACCAAGGCGGCACTGCAAGCCCAAGAGATAGCGGTCAAGGCGGCGACCGCCACGGGTGATCGAGCGGCAAAGTACATCGAACAACTGCAGGGGTTACAGCCTGGCTATCCCGAGTATGCCGCTCGCAGACTGGCGCGAACTGAGATTGCAAAAACTCAAGGATTGATTGTTAGATCTCAGGCCCAAGAGGCGGGCATCAGGCAATACACATGGCGAACTGTAAAGGACGAGGACGTTAGAGAGTCTCACGCAGACATGGAAGGCAAGATTTGCGATTTTGATAATCCGCCCGAAGTCGAGCCCGGTCAGTTTTACCACCCCGGCGGAATTTACAACTGCCGATGCTATGCAGAGCCGCTGCTTCCGTAAAAAATATGTACGACGAATTTTTAAAACTTTCTGAAAACCGCTCCATGAGTCGTGAAGGGTTTCTGGTTATCACAGATTGCCCTATCGCGCGCGTTGGATCGCGAACTTATGTCGCATCGGAAATCCCTCAAGTGGATCCGGTGGGAAGGGAAACTGTGGAGGTTGTCCGAACGGCAAGTGAGCTATTTGCTGAGGAGACTGTTCAGAGTTTTGAGGGCAAACCGATCTGTCTGGATCACCCTGAGCCCTTCCCGGTTGCCCCTGAAAACGTTTCCGAATTCTCGGTCGGGCACATGCAAAGAGTCCGACCCGATCCCGAATCTGGCTGTTTGATCGCTGATTTGTTTATCGAAGATCAAGAAGCCATTGCCTCCGTGACAAAAGGCGAAATGACACAACTTTCTATCGGTTACGTGTCATTCGTTAAAGACGTGGGCGGAGGCGTCGGCTTGGAAAGCCGAATCCTTGGAAACCACGTCGCGATTGTGAAAGAGGGTCGATGTGGAGCTATGTGTTCCATCAAAGACTCGGATTCAACAAAAACGGAGAAGCAAATGGGAATTTTTAACCCTAAGAAAGATGACGACAAGGACGAAGTCATCAAGGCGCTCACAGAAGAAAATGAAGCCCTTAAGAAGCAACTTGAAGAGCTGAAGGCATCCAAACAGCAAGATTCTGATCCTAAAGGTGACAATGAACCAAAGGAACCTCAAGAACCGACGGAGCCCAAGCCCTTGACTATCGAAGACGTCCAAAAATGCATCGACGAAGCGTTCAAAAAGCGCGACGAAGAGGCTAAACAAGCCAAGGCAAAACAAGACGAGCAGAAGAAGAACGACGAGGAAGTCATTAAAGACGCTGCCACGGTCGCTCCAAAACTCGACAGCAAGACGCCCGATCTTGCCATGAAAGCTCTTGAAGAGTTCGCCCAAAGCGGCTTTGGCAAGACTTTTATCGATTCCTTTGGCGGTGTTGCAAGCATCAAGAAGGACGAGGCTCCTAAGTATCTGAAGATGGCTGCCGCCTCTGTGCGCGCCCGAGCTGTCGAAGATTCCGAGGCCCATGTGAAGAAGGACGCCAAACCTCAAACAAAGAGCTGGCTTGAACAGGCAGTCGATCTTTGGAAGTAACCCTTCGGCTTTTTAAAAACTTCATTTTTCTGGAGAAAAGACAATGACTACTACTTACGCTACGGGCTATCGCCGCAAGGCGGGTCTTGCCGGTGCGATCACTCAAGCCGGCGCAGTAATCAAAACCGTGAATCGTGGTGACACGCCGTTAGACGTGGGCACGCCCGTGAAAATCTCGTCCGGTAAGGCTGTCGCCATGACGGCTACCGACGATATGAGCCTGATGTGGGGCATCGTGATCCGCAATCAGCATGGCTTCAACAACGACTTCTTAGATAGCACGCAGGCCGTGATCTCTGAAGGTTTCGTTCAAGTCCCGATGACTGCAGAAGAAACCCCGAGTCGTGGCGCTCCTGTTTATTGGAACGCAACGACTAAGAAGTTCACGACGACCGCCACAAGCAACGTCGCTGTTCGCGCGGTGTTCGCCGCTGACGGTCAGGCTGATGGAGTTGCCGAAATCCAAGTGATCGCCACGCCATTGATTCCGCATCCGGAAGCCGGTGACGGCGGTGACTAACCCCTGAAATTTTGTAATCAATATCTCATAGAGGGCGGAGAAATCCGCCCTTTTTTGTTATCTGAAAAGGATTCGAAAAAATGCCGATTGATCAGAAAGTACTCGATTTTGTCCACCAGAATCTGGTGGCAACCGACAATGAAGTCATCAAACCGCTTGCCGACTATACCTACACCCGCGACATTCCGATTAAGAATGACTTGAATCGCGTTGTTCGTGCCGTGATTCAAACTCGTATCACTGGCGGAGCAGGTCAAGGCACTCAGGCCATGGCAGGTCGCTCTTGGGTCAACTTGAAGGCCAATGACCTCAAATCTGTTTCTTTGGAAACTTCTGCAGAAGCCGTTCCAGTTATGACCGGTGGCCGTGAAGCTTCTTGGACGGAATTGGAAGTCGAAGAAGCTCAAGCTTACAACGTGAACCTGACCTCTGAAAAGGTATCGCTCATTAACGATATCTTCAACCAAGAAGCCCAATATGTAGGCTATCTTGGTGACACAGAAAACGGCGTCACGGGCTTGCTCAACTCTGCAAATGTTGAAACCGACGTCGGTTCTGGCTTGCTGAAGGCTTCCAGTCTCGATGTGGCTGCCATCATCAAGGCGTTGGACGCCGCAATGCGCTTGTCTCAAGAAGTGGCTGACGACGTGATCGTTCCGTCCACCTTGCTTGTGTCTCCGGCTCAATACATGACGCTCTTCAGCTTGAAGATGCCCGATGACAATAAGGTCAGCTTGATTGACTACCTTGAAAAACAATCCTACGCGGCGAAGTACCGTGGCGGCTTCAAGGTCTATCAAGTCAAGGAATTGTCTGGCATTGGTGACTCCAGCTCTGACCGTATGTTGTTCTATACGCCGGATCTTCGCTATGTAAAGTACAGCATGCTGCCTTGCTGGCGCTACAAAGAATGGAACCTCAAGACCGAAATCGGTGCCACTTACTTGTGGCGCTTGGCTCAGGTTCAATTGCGTCATCCCGAAACGCTGCTCTACGTCGACAACCTCTAAGCCTCCAGTTCGGAGGCTTTTTTGATGGTCAAAGTTATGCCCGAAAACAAACAAACGCCAAGTCTCGAAGTATTCCTTTCGGTATTCCCTGAGTTTGAGTCTTATGGACAAAGCCGTTGCGAATATTTTTTATTGCAAGCCATCAATTCCGTTTCTGATGGAAGGTTCGGCAAAGAGACGGACTATGGCCGAATGCTGTTTGCGGCGCATCACTTGACCATCTTAGGAAGCGGAGAGGATACGAGCGCTAATGCAACTGAGCTGAAGCGCCCGATAGCCTCGAAAGCGGTCGGTTCAGCGAATGTGTCTTATGACACAGGAACGGGGACCGATGCCGAAGCAGGTGAGTGGAACTTAACAAAATACGGCCGGCTCTTTTGGGCGCTCCTGAAGCGATACAGAAGGCTTCCGACCGTTGTTGTGGGACGCACAACATGGCCGTAAAGAAACTCGTTGAGTTCGTTGAGAACGATACGGGTTATCAGAAGGTCATGCGTGGGCTTACGTCGCTCACTGACATGGATGTGATCTTTGGCTTTATCGAAGATAAAAACGAAGAGAGACAGAAGGGCGATCCGCTAACGAATGCCACCCTTGGCTACATCCATGAGTACGGTTCTCCCGCCGCGCACATTCCTAAACGCCCGTTCCTTCAGCCTGCGTTTGAGCGCAAGCGAGAGTGGGCGATTAAACAGGTCCGAGGTGCCATTCTTGATGCTCTGAGCGGAAACCGACAGGCGCTTAAAAACACTTTAACGATTGTCGGAACAGGCTTCCGCGACCAGGCGAAAGCAAACATTCGCGAGCAATACAAGATGAAGCCATTGTCTGAAGAGACGCTCGAAATGCGCCGCAGACGAGGGCTTGAGCGCACGAAGGCCTTGATCGATACCGGGCAACTTCTCAACGCCATTCACTTCAGGGTCTTAAATGCTTGATCTCAGCTTCTTAATGGACGATCCCGACTTCTGTTCTTCATGCGTTCTTAGGTCTTTTCGAATTACGGGAAACGATCACGGACGCCCTATTTACGAGAAAACGGAAGAGCAAATCGTTGCAGTTGTCCAGCCGGCAACGGCTGAGGATATGCAGAGACTTGCTGAAACGGCTGGCGGAGTGACAACTGAAACCTTGGTGATTTACACGCAAGAGAAGCTCAGCACTGGTGACCCTGAAAACGGAGCCGACATGATCGTTTTTGAAGGTCAAGTCTATGAGGTGTGTCAGGTTGAGGACTTTTTGCCGAATGGTAATTATTGCCGCTCGCTTATGAGGAGAGTTTCCGATGACAACTAGCCAAAAAGACGGGCTTCTCGATCAGACTCCCGTCAATATTTTGGACAAGGCGTTCGAGGACACCTTCCAAGAGTGGCTTGTGAAGCTTTTTGCTTTGCAAAGCGAACGGGTGATTCCATCCAGTGCACAGCGTGATGTCAAAGTGGAACAGGGCGAAAACTACGCCCTGTTTTCATTTGGACAACTGACGCAAGAGGGAGTGCCGGTCATTCTTGACCAGACCGATGACTATCAGCTCGTCCAGTACTCAGGCACTTTGATTGTGCTTGTGACCTTTTATGGCCCCAGTGCTCGAACGCTTGCCCAATTTGTCTCTGACGCCTGTCAGTTCCATCAAAACGTTCACGACCTTCAGAAAGTAGGACTCGGGTTTGTCGATACAACGATCACCCCCGAGTTTTACGAAATCTTCGGTCAACACCGCTTCCTAAGAGTCGATCTCGAAATTTCATTCAACTACACGTATCGGCGCAAGTGGGCGATTCGATCTTTGCTCGAAATCGTCACGAAACCGAACGTTTCTCGATAGAGGTTACAAATGGCTTTATCAGTACGACGCATCGTCAATGCGACGATCAGCGCCTCGCCGATGGCTGCGCAGAAACGCGGTTTTGGCATCCTCATGGTGCTCGGCGATTCGCCCGTGATGACAGCCGTAGAAGGCTACCGTAGCTATAACGACTACGAGTCTGTTGCTGGCGACTTCGGAGCCGACGCTCCTGAAACCTTAGCCGCTCAGGCTTACTTTTCACAGAGTCCGAAACCCCTCGACCTGAAGGTGTCTCGTTGGTTCAATGCTCCGACGGCGGCTCAGTTGCAAGGCGGCGCTTATTCGACGACTTTTAGTGAGTTGCAACATGAAAAATGCGGCTTCAAGATCACGATTGACGCCCACGAAATTGACATCGTGGATATGGACACGACCGAGTGTCTCGAAATCGGCGACATTGCCGCTTTGATCACGACTAAACTCACGACTTATGGTCGATGCACGGTTTCAGGCGATCATTTATTGATTACCTCCAACACGACGGGTACGACTTCCAATATTTCGCTTGCTTCCGCTCCTACGGGTGCCGGCAGTGGCGTCACTGACGTGAGCGCGCTTTTGGGTTTGACGACTGCAAGCGGCGCCCAAGTTATCAACGGTAAAGACGAAAGCGACACGCTGTCTAATTGCTTGAGCAGATTGCTTTCGGATTACGGTCGAGACTTTTATGGTCTTTTGACGGCAACAACGAAAGAGCTTGAGGACGACGATATCTTCACGATTGCCCAGGCGATTCAAGGTTCTGCAGAAAGTCACATCTATGGCTTCACAACGACTGACAGTACGCTTGCGAGCACGGCTTACACGCCCGAGTCGAACGATATCGCGTCAAAACTCATGCGCGGTCAGTACGACCGCACTATCTGCTTCTATGCGGATTACGACGCTGATGATGCGGCTTATCGCTTAAATCCGTACTTTGCCGCTTCTGCTTTGGGTCGCATGTTCTCCGTGAACTTTAACGGCATGAACACAACGATCACTTTGAAGTTCAAGCAAGCGCCGAGCATTCAGCCGAGCAATCTCACACCAACGCAAGTCACGAACCTGCAGGACCGCAACATCAATGTCTATGCGACCTACGACAACGACACCTACATCATCGAAAAGGGTGTCATGTGTAATGGTACGCACGCAGACGAACGCCATGGTCTTGACTGGCTTAATAACGCAATTGAGACGGCTGTTTACAACAAGCTTTATCAAAGCAAGACCAAGTTCTCACAGACCGATGACGGTCACAACATGATCAAGAGCGCAATTGAAGGTGCACTCGAACAAGGTGTTGAAAACGGTTTGCTTGCTCCGGGCAAGTGGAACTCTGAAGGATTCGGAGACCTCCAGGATGGAGACTATCTCGAATCCGGTTACTACGTGTGGGTTGACAGTGTAGATAACCAAGACCAATCCGACCGAGAAGCTCGTAAGTCTCAACCGTTCCAGTGGGCCGGAAAGCTTGCTGGGGCAATCGAAAGTGTCGACATCGTCGGCACGGTCAATCGCTAATCGTATGAGGAAATAAAAATGTCAAAGGAAAGCTTTACGCTTGCGCATGCAAATGCCTCATATTCGGCTTATGGCGCGGCTGCGTTTGACCTTAAGCAGGGTCTTGCCGAAGACGGCATCACTATTAACATGGACGAGGATTTCGGCGAGCGCTCGAACGGTGCTGACGGCTCGACTTTGTGGTCTGAATACATGGGCTCAAGCGGCACAATCGACATCGTTGTGATGGCAAATAGTCCAGTCTACGCGTACTTCGTGACTCTTCAGGCAGCGCAGCGCGCTTCTGGCACAAAGGGACGAGATACGCTCTCGATTACCAACCGAGATTTCAATGAAGCGTTTACCGCTTCGAAGTGCGCAATTCAACGCATCTCAGGCGAAAAGATCGATAAGCGCGGTAATGCGACGCGCACGATCACGATTTCGGCGGGTTCAATTACTCGTGTCGCTTCTTAGGGGTAAATGACAGATGCAAATGGAAAAGGACATCAAAGTAAACGGCGTTGATCTTCGCCTGAAGAAGCTCGACGCTTTTGAACAGTACGACATGATGGATATCCTTTATCCTGTGGCTGTTGAAGTCATCAGTACGACGACCGCCAACATCGCAAAGATGCAGGATATGCAATTCATTGGCTTCGTAGCCGTTCAAATGCTGAAAGCATTACCGTCCGACATGCGACGCAACTTGATTTTCAATCATTTGCTCAGCGACAGGGCCGTGAAATTGCTCGTCAATGGCACTGAAATGCCTTTGATCGGTAAATCAGATAACGGACAACGTGTCGTCATGAATCAAAATCTCTCGGATATTGCAGACCTCCTTGAAGTCGCAGCCGAGTCTTTCAAGTTCAACTTTGAACGTTTTTTCGAGAAGTTGCTTCAGTTAAAAGCCCAAAAACTGAAGTAGATCCCCTGCTTAAAAGAGCACAGCTACTCGACATCCCGTACGCCTTCGTGATGACCCCAGTCATGCGCGGGCTTATCAAATACGAAAGCCTCAAAGACGGGACTGTCGATTTGGCTGACATCTACATCATGAACACCGCGCTTCGTATTAGTGACGAAAACGAGCGCCGGATTCACGAAACCATTAGAGAAACTCATGGCAATTGAAGTCTTAAAACAGTTTGCGATCAGCTTTAAAGGCCTTGTTGATCAGCAATCTTTCGACGAAGCCGAGAACGCAGTCACTCAGGTGTCCGACCGTTTCCTATCGATCACTCAAATGCTCGGTTCGGCTCTTGTCACGGGTTCGTTTGCCATGGCGCTTCGTGAAACGGCGAATCGTTTTGACTCTATGGGCGATGCGGCAACCCGAATGGGGAATGTCACCGTTGAAGAACTCGATCGTTTCGGCTTTGTTGCTGAGATGGCTGGCTCTGACGCACAAACTGCTCAAGCTTCAATCGAAGGGTTGAGTCGTGCAATCGGTGAAGCTGCTAATGGAGTAGGACGCGGTGCCCAGGCGTTTGAGAAATTCGGGCTCTCTGCTCGAAATTCAGACGGGACGGTCAAGTCTGTCTCACAAGTTATTGATGACTTGAGAAGCAAACTTGACGGTCTGTCTCAAGCCGAACAGTCTGCGATGATTCAGCGTTTGGGCATGGATAGAACCATGCTTGAAGTGCTCACGAGCGACACTACCGCGCTCGAAGCCGAGTACAACAAGCGCATGGAACTATTGGGACTAAACGCTGATGAAGTCGCGTCTGTTAGTGCTGAATTTAACGATGGCATCGGCCGTATGAGCCGGTCCTTCAATGATCTTTTTACAGCAATCGCCGTGCGCATCATGCCGGCGATAAAAGATGTATTCGAAACATTCTCACACTGGATCATTGAAAATGGGGATGGGATTCTCGAAGTGCTTTCCCCATTCGTCACGGCTTTTGAGGTCGCCATCCGTGTCGTCAGGAATCTTGTCGAAACGGTGCTCTACTTTGCGAGTGCATTGGGACCTGTCCCTGCGCTTGTGGCAGGGATTGCGGCGGCATGGAAAACGATTAACGTTGTCTTTGCAATGTCACCCATTGGCAAGGTCATAACTGCTATTACAGCGCTTATCAGCGTTATTGGTCTCCTGAAGAACGACTTCGACGTTGCCATGCAGGGCGGAAAGAGCTTCTTTAGCTTCTGGGTCCCGCTTGTTAACACAATCAACGCCGTTTCTGATGCAATCGCTAATTTTTACGGCTATCTTGAAAACAGCGGAGCGTTGCAAAACTTTGCCAACGTTTGCTCAAGTGTTTTCGGCTTCGTCATGTCGATTGTTCAATCCTTCGGAGGACTTCTTCAGACGGTATTGGGCGGTGCGGTAGCTTTGTTTACGGGCAACACAGAAATGCTCAGTACCGCATGGGGTAACCTATTCGATGGGATGAAGGGGGTCGTAGAAAACTTTTTGGCTTTCTTCTCCAATATCTTTGGGGGAATATCGAAAGTGGCCAATGGGCTTTTCGGTCTTTTCTCTTCAGGGAATGACGGCCAACCGGACGGATTGAATGCCGCCATGGCTGTTAAAAATACTCCTCCGAGCCAAGCGATTGCACCTTCTTCAATAAATAATCAAAACACAACAAACAACACGACGAATACACGCACTTTGAGCCAAACGATTAATGTCTCAAGCGGAGCTGAAGCCAGAGCCATCGCTATCGATACGGCGAGAGTTTACGGAGGCGCTCAATAATGTCTTTTTGGGAAACCCAGCTTACTGGTTTAGCAGGAACCGCATTTGAGACTTTAGTCGGGTTTTTAACGATTACCCCGAAACGCTCTTTTGCGGAATTCACTGATTTTTGTTCAATTTCGGAGAGCCATTCTTCTCAGGTTCAAGTAACTGAATATCCAATCGAAGGCGGGCTTACAGGAAACGATGACGTTATTCGTGATCCGGATGTTTTGACTTGGGAGATTGTTTTCGGACAAGAGTCAAATCCCGAGCAGACATACGCAAAACTCCATGAACTTCTTTTAAGCAAAGAGACATTTGACGCATCGACCGGGCTGAAAACGTACCGGAACATGAAGCTTTTGACTCTGTCTTGTTCTCAAGACAGCCACACAGGGCGTGTTCTTCGGTGCCAACTAACAATGCGTCAGGTCTTAATTACTCAGGCGATGACAACCTTATTGCCACCTGTGGAGCGCCAGGCGGATGCTTCTCTTACGCAGTCAACTGCACAGACCGGCAAGAAGCAGTTGCAAGAGTCCGAAGTTCCTGAGAGCGATCTTTACAAGATTTTTAACTGAAGATGGCAGTCTTTGAAATTCCTTTAAATAATCGTCCCGAAAAGTTTGACATAGAGATTGCGGGGCAACAGTTTGTAATGCGGACACACTTTAATGTGCCTATGCAACGATGGACTTTGGACATTGGCCGAAGCGAATCGGATTGGCTTATCTGCAACCTCGCTCTTGTGCGCGGGCAAGACCTGCTTGAGCAGTATGAGCACTTGAGTTTGGACTTTGGACTTCACGTCTATGTTGATGGTGACGGGACGGGCGAGGCAACCTTCGAGAACCTTGGCTCGGACGCTCATCTTTTAGTGACGATCCCATGAAAAACTTCGGACGCAAAATCGAGCTGCTGATCGCAGATCAAACCGGTCACGCGCTTGATCTTTCTGGCTTTCGCGTCGTCTTTGCCGTCGAAAAGAGCGCTGCTGAACAGCCGAATAAGGCTCACATTGAGATCACCAACCTTTCCGAGACGACGGCTTCGTATTTACTAAACGGAGATATGAAGCGGATCGTTCTGCAGGCAGGGTATGAAGATAATTTCGGCGTGATCTTTGACGGCAATATCATCAGTGCCACGCGAACAATCGACGGGACGGAATCAACGACCGTCATTGACGCGGGAGATGGCGACAATGCCTACTCCTATTCAATCGTCAACCAGACAATTTCGAGCGGATACTCAAGCAAAGACATTGCGAACACCGTTGGAAATGCGATGTCCGAGCGAGGTACACGTGGAATTGACGCTTCCGGTGTTGAAGAAACGATCAAATATCCACGTGGACGCACTATGTTCGGTGCTTCTCGTGACTATGCCCGTCTGGTCGCAAAGTCGTCGCAATGCCAATGGTCAATCCAAGATGGGCAGGTCGTTTTCTGCAAACAAATGGCGGCTCGTGAGGGCGTGATCGCATTTGTCTTGACGCCCGAGAGCGGATTGATCGGGTCGCCCGTAAGTGACAAAGATGGCGTAACAGCACTTGCTTGTCTTAATCCGCAACTCAAAATCTACGATCCGCTTCAAATCGAGTCTCGTTTTGTTAATGGGACGTACAAGATTCTTTCGGTCAAACACTCTGGCGATACACATGGGAACACATGGCAAACAGAGGTCAAGGCAACAGCCATTGACCAATCCACAAAACAAACGACGAAGGCTTAATCATGCTCCAAAAAGAACGAATTGCGAACCCAGAAGATCTTCAGTTAGTGCGCTTTGAACAAATGCTTGGGAATCTTCGAACGGCTTCCCCCGGCATAGTCAAAGAAGTTAACTTGGATAAGCAAACGGTAACGGTTCAGCTTTCCATTCAAGGAAAAATCGTTGATCAGACTGGCGTTGCGAAATGGGTAAATATGCCGCTTCTCACTGACGTTCCGATTGTTTGGCCACGAGCGGGCGGATTTTCTTTGACCTTCCCAGTGGCGGTCGGCGATGAATGCCTGGTTGTTTTCGGCGAACGTTGCATTGACTCATGGTGGCAATCGGGTGGGGTCCAAAAGCCTATCGACGACAGACAGCACGATCTTTCAGACGCTTTTGCGATTTTTGGTCCGACTTCTCAGCCCCGAAAGCTTGAAAACGTCCAGGCAAACGCAGTCGAACTAAGAACAGACAGCCGAAGCGACTACATCAGTCTTAAGGATGGGTCGCTCGACATCAATATTGTCGGCGCAGCCAATGTGAAGTGCGGATCCGCGACTGTTGAAGCACAGACAACGACAGTAAACAGCCCATCAAACACAATCAATGGTCCTCTAACTGTGACCGGGTTGATTACGGGACAGGGCGGAATGACTATCTCTGGTGGTTCAGGAGCAGCAGTTAGCGGCGACATGACGATTACTGGCGGTGACGTAAAAGCCGACGACATCAGTCTTAAGAACCACAGACATACCGGCGATAGCGGTGGCGATACGGGTCCCGCGAAGGTTTAAAAATGCGATATCGAAAACTCGATGCTTCTGGAGACATGGTTTTCGGCCACGGCTCTAAGGACTATTACAAGGATCAAGTTGAAGCAGTCACTCAGGCCGTTTTGACCCGCTTAATGCTTTGGACAAATGAATGGTACCTCGATCAAGAGGAAGGTACTCCGTACAAAGAAGAGATCCTTGGACGTGGAACGGAGGCGAGCTCATTAAGAGCTATACAAGAGCGGATCTTGAATACCCCGGGCGTGAGGCGTTTGATTTCTTTTGATGCAAACCAAGACTCACAAACGCGTCATGCCACATTCACTATTGAACTTGAAACAGATTACGGAGAGGTGACAATCAATGCCTAAGAGCGTTTCTGAATTAGCCTATGTTGACGACTCGGGGTTCCACCTTGCCGACTTTGAGGATTTTCTCGAGTTCAATCGTGAAGCGTTTAAGCAAATTTACGGACAAGACGTCAATCTCGACGCCGACACGCAGGACGGGCAGTGGGTGACGCACATTGCGCAGTCCCAATATGATCTTGCAAGCCTTTGCGCCGCAACATTTAATCGATACAGCCCATCGACCGCATCTGGTGACGCACTTCGACGTCAAGTCAAGATAAACGGCATCAAAGCAAACCCAGCGACGCACTCAACTGTCGACGTTGTAATCGTCGGCACTGCTGGGACGGTTATCACGAACGGCAAGGTACGAGATAGCGCAGACAATCTGTGGTCATTGCCAGAGAGCGTCACAATTCCCGTCTCTGGCCAAATTACTGTAACAGCCACAGCCGACGAAACGGGCGCAATAGAAGCCTCCGCAGGGGCGGTGTCTCGGATTGCTACACCAACCGATGGATGGATCAGCGTTTCTAATCCAAACGTCGCCGCCGTCGGGAAAGAAGCTCAGACCGATGCTGAACTTCGGGTTCTTCAGACAAATTCCACGGCACAACCATCGCAGTCTGTTCTTCAAGGGATTCAAGGCGAGCTGATGACGCTCGACGGTGTCACGCGCCTGCGCATGTATGAGAACGACACGAGCGAAACCGACAAAAACGGGATTCCCTCGCACTCAATTAGTGCTGTCGTCGAAGGCGGTGATTCGAACGAGATCGCCGAAGTCATTCGACGCAGAAAAACTGCGGGGACGGGAACATACGGGAGCACGGCTATCACGTTGACAGACTCCACATTGATGCCGATCACGATTCGATTCTTCCGTCCGACCGTTGTCCAGATCAAAGTCGAAGTAACGATCAAGCCGTTGCTTGGTTATGCGTCGACGTATGGCGAAGAGCTGAAGAAGCAAGTTTGCGACTACATAAACGGTCTCGGTATTGGAGCAACACTTTATCTCTCTAAGCTGTACGTCCCCGCAAACCTTGAAAACGACCCGAACGATTCAACTTACGACATTGTGAGCATTAAGCTCGCAAAGAACGACGGCGAATTGCAGATGCAAAACATCGCAACGGCGTTCAATGAAGTGCCTCAATGCGATATCGAAGACATCGAATTGGTGGTTGAAGATGAAGATTGATGATTATCTGAATCGTGTTCCATCTCAGCATCGAGACAGGCCGAAGTTTCGAGCAACGCTTGAGACTTCGCTTGCGCCTTTTGTGCAACTTGGCCAACTTATGGAAAGCGTCCCGTCCTTGTATGACGTGGACACGGCAACGGGCGTGCAACTCGATGTGGTTGGTGAATGGGTTGGTGTTTCAAGACGAATCGATGCGATTCTTGAAGGCGTCTATTTTGAATTAGACGGAACGCCAGATGTTGGGTTTGACACTGGTATTTGGCGTGGAGACTACGATCCGCTCACAGGTATTGTTTCACTTGATGATGATACGTATCGCACGTTGATTCAGCTAAAGATCGCGGCAAACTCGTGGGACGGCACGGCAGACAAAGCATACGAAGCTTGGAATTCTGTTTTTTCTCGAAACAATGTAGTGATCCAAGATTTCCAAGATATGACCATCACAATTGGTGTCATGGGGGCGTTGCTCACGAGCGCACAGAAGGCGCTTTTTAGTAAGCAAATTTCTCCGTTCAAGCCCGCCGGGGTGCAGATCAGCACCTATTTTGTGACAAGTGAGGTCGATACGCCGTTTTTTGCGCTCGACGTCCAAAGCGAACAACTCGCAGGATTTGACGAGTCTGCATGGGCTGAACCGTTGTTCTAATCTGGAGGCAGACAATGCCTAAATTTGACTTTAAAGTGAACCAGGGGGCGGATTTGACCGTCCCTTTTTTGTTGCTTGACGAATCTGGGGGGGGCTTGATCTCACTGGATATACGGCGGCAATGCAAGTCAGAAGCCGAGTTTATTCAACAGAAGCTGTTGATACTTTAACTTCTGAAAACGGCCGTCTAGTTATTGAAGGAAGTGAAGGGCGCATAACTGCGAAATTCCCGCACGATATCACAGAGACTTATCCCGCACAAACCTTGGTTTACGACATTGAAATCACGTCCTCGGAAAACGAAAGGACGCGAATTCTTCAAGGAAAAATCATTGTGAGTGCGGAGGTGACTCGTGTCTGACTGCAAATGCAATGTGACGGTGGTTGTTGAACCGCCGAAAGAAATCATTGTTGAGACGAAAAATGAGGTTTGCCTTCCTGTCGTAAAGGTTCTCGTCCCAGGCATCCAAGGGCCGAAGGGAGATAGAGGACCGGCAGGAGAAAATCAGCCACTCGACATTGATCCATTAGAAACTTATTTGACTGCCAGAGGGAATTTCTGAAAATGCCTGCTACTACTCTTAATCAACAGATCCAAAATCTTGCAACACAAGTCGGGACCGACGTAAAGACTTTAATTGCCAATCAGGGCAACCTGTCTGCTTTGACAACAACTCAAAAGGCAAGCCTCGTTCTTGCCATCAACGAGCTGAACGCTGCTCTCGCCCAGATTGATAAGAACCTTATTGACGACGCACAGACTATTGCGACAAAAACATGGTCCAGTAACAAGATCGTTAGCGAGATTACGGCAAAGTGCAATGAAGTTAAGAGCGCACTTTTGGGCGGAGCCGGCGATGCTTACGACACACTCAAAGAACTTGCGGACCTGATCGAGGATAACAAAGAACTAATCGAAAGCCTTCAAGCATTAGCCGGCGCCCACATTCGATACGATGCCGCACAAGAGCTTTCCCCCGAACAGAAGACACAAGCCCGAAGCAACATCGGAGCTGCCGATGATACTGAATATCAGGCGACCAAGACAGCCGTCGGGACGCTGACAAGCTTAGTTACGACTGAAAAGACAAATCTCGTCGGAGCAATCAACGAAACTCATGGACTCGCAACGACGGCTAAGAACACAGCAGACACAGCCAAGTCGACAGCAGACGCGGCAAACACAAAGGCAACCTCTGTGGAAACTGCCCTAAATACATTCAAGGGGGAAGTCGGTGAAACAGATACCGACTTTGTTGCCGTTTACACAGCCGCTCGCGACGGTGAATAGAGCCGAGGTGTGCCATGGCCACCTTGCAGAAACGAATTGAAGATCTTGCAAAACAGGTCGCACTTGATCAAATCACACAAGACATTGAAAACGAGCAAAAGTTCGTAAAAAAAGATGATATCGGTACCGATGAGACTGTCAATCGTCTGTTAGCACTTGAAGAAAAAGTAAGTCGATTGATAGCGGTTGTCTGGGTTCAAGAGAAAGTTGAACCACTTTCTCTTAGGACCGCTGATAGCTCCAATCCTGATCTCGATGCATACGATGTCCGACTGAATGATCTGGAAGCAAAAGTTTCTGAACTAATAGAAAAGACCTGGAAGCAAGAGGCTTTCTAAAAAACTAATCATTTCTAAACCAAGAGCTGGGAATTTCCCGGCTCTTTTTTTATGGGAATCCAAAATGGCCACAAATGAATTACTGCGCTTTGCAAGCGGAGAAGGTGCAAACGTTGTTTCTTTCCAAGATTGGCTTGAGCGATCAGAACCAACGACCGGTTTTATGGCAGGCATTGCCAGAAGTTCGCACATGAACCGTATTTTCGCTCAGGGTGCTTTAGCCTCGTTTGTGATGGGGCAACTTATTGTTTCGCAGTTAGAACAAGACGCGAAGCTTGAAGATCCCGACTTTTACACAAAGTTCTTGTCCGCACTTGTGAAGTATGTCCCTGCGAATGTTGCGGATGGTTCGATTGACGGCGCAAAGATCATCGACGCTTCTTTGGATGCAGCCAAGATCGTCGATGCAACGATTACTGCGGCAAAGCTTGCAAACAAAACCATCAGCACTGCAAAAATCGCTGACTTAGCCATCACGGCCGCGAAGATTGCGTCAAAAACAATCACACAAGCGCAAATAGCTGACGCGACACTGACTTTTGCAAAGATCGCAACCGAAGCCATTGCGACGACCGCGGAAGCTAAAGCTGGTTCAGTGAACAACAAGTTAATGACTCCGCAACTTGTGGCTCAGGCAATCGCACAGCTTGCCGCTCCGTTGCCGACTGGTTCGATTATTCCCATTATTGGTAAATCTGCTCCTGCTGGGTATTTGCAATGCGATGGATCGCAACTTGATCACGGTGACGCCCCAACTTTGTGCGAATTGTTGTGGCTGTTTGACGAGTTCAAAGGCGACTCTACGTCCTATGCCGTTTTGCCCGACCTAGATGGTCGCGTTGTGCAAGGTGTGACGGACATTTCTCAAGTCGGCACCTATCTTGAAGCGCAACTACCAAACATTACTGGCACAGTACCGGTGGTTTTTGTTGGCGGTGAAGCTGTAACACAGTCAACAGGTGCATTCAGTGT